AGTGGTTCAACTGCAACTTCAGGGCAATTTGATGGGTTTTCAACTTTGTTAGCTGCTGATACTGATTTACCTGCAGGTCAAGATATCGTAGGTACTGCTGTAACACCTGCAAACGTTGTTTCTGAATTAGGCGATGTTGTAGATGCTATTCCTACTGCTGTTTATGGTAGTGAAGATTTAATTATCTATGCTGCTTCAAACGTAATACGTGCTTATACACGTGCTTTAGGTGGGTTTGGTGCTTCAGGAGTTGGTGCAAACGGATATGAAAACAAAGGTAATAACCAAGTATTAGGTAACTTATTCTTTGATGGTATCCCTGTAGTACCTGCACGTGGTGCTGCTGATGATACAATTATCGCTGCTGAAAAATCTAACCTATTCTTTGGAACTTCTTTACTTTCTGATTTAAACAATATTTCTGTTTTAGATATGCAAGAAATTGACGGAAGCCAAAACGTAAGAGTAGTTATGCGATTTACTGCAGGCGTACAATACGCTCAGGTATCTGATATCGTTTACAGAACAGTATAATAAATTAACTAACTAACGTAGAAAGGGGTGGGCAAAACTGCCTACCCTTTTTTATTTAAAAACACTTTAAAAATATGGCTTGTTCATTAACAACAGGAAGAAAAGTACCTTGCAAAAGTGCAGTAGGTGGTATTAAAACTATTTACTTTGCTGATTTTGGTACTTTAGGCGATGCGACCATCGCTGCAGGAGAAATTACTGCTTTTAGTGGTACTCCTGATTGGTTTCAGTTTGATGTAAAAGGTAATTCATCACTAGAAACTGCTATAAATTCTTCACGTGAAAATGGTACTACTTTTTACGAAAGTACACTAAATTTAACTTTGACATTTCAAGACAAAGCAACACAAGAAGAACTTAAACTAATTGCACACGCAAGACCACACATTTGTATTGAGGACTACAACGGAAACTATTTCGTAATGGGACTAGAACACGGAGCAGATGTAAATGGGGGTACTATTGTTACAGGAGCAGCAATGGGAGATTTGACAGGGTATACAATAACAGCGGTTGCACAAGAAACTGCACCACCTTATTTTGTAACACCTGCAGTTATTACTGCTGATGCTTCAGCTTCACAAATTGACCCAACTGCATAATAAATTAGGGTTTTAAATTTAGGGTTATCTTAACGGATAGCCCTTTTTTTATACTCATACAATACAAAATAAATTAGTTTTGTTTATATATTAATATGAAGCTAATAACTACAAGTGGTAATAAAACCTTTAAGATAATACCAAGACAATATATTGAGGGTGCAATTACTGTAAATTTAACAAGTGAAAGCACAGGCACTAATGTAAGTGTAACACCAACTGCATCTACTGATAAAAACTATATGAGTTTTGATGCGGTTTTTGGTACATTAACAGAGGGCGATTTTTACATATTAGAAGTTAAAAACGGAACTAGTGTAATATACAAAGACAAAGTATTTTGCACCGACCAAACAATAAACCAAACTAACAACGATTACTACTCTATAAATAAAGATGAGTACGTACAAGAAGATAGTTTTGATAACGATTATATTATATTATGAACGATTTAAGAGTAGTTAATTTAAGTACCTATACAAGTCCTCAAATTGTAGAAAAATCAAACAAGGAGTGGGTAAGTTATGGTGCTGATAACAATTATTTTAGTTATCTAATAGACCGCTACAACGGAAGCCCAACTAACAACGCTATTATTAACGGAGTTAGCGAAATGATATATGGCAAAGGTTTAGATGCTTTAAACAGCAATAAAAAGCCTGAACAATACGCTAAAATGGTATCTTTGTTCCATAAGGATTGTGTACGTAAGTTATGTTATGACCTTAAATTAATGGGTCAATGCTCAATGCAGGTTATATACTCAAAAGACCGCAAGACTGTGGCACGAGTAGAACATATACCTGTAGAGAATTTAAGAGCAGAAAAATGCAACGATAAAGGAGAAATAGAAGCGTATTACTACTCTGATGATTGGACTAAAGTTAAGAACGTAAAAGACTGTACTAGAATACCTGCTTTTGGATATTCTAAAGAGCCAATAGAGATAGTATACGTTAAACCTTATAGGGCAGGATATAAATACTATTCAAGTCCTGATTATCAAGGTGGGCTACAATATGCAGAACTAGAAGAAGAAATATCTAACTATCACTTAAATAACATACTTAACGGACTAGCACCTAGTATGCTTATTAACTTCAACAATGGTACGCCAAACGCTGAAGAACGTCAAATGCTAGAGAATAGAATATATCAAAAATTTTCAGGTAGTAGTAATGCAGGTAAGTTTATTTTAGCCTTTAATGATAACCCTGAAAGCGCAGCAACTATTGAGCCTATACAATTAAGTGATGCACATAACCAATACCAATTTTTAAGTGATGAAAGTGGTAAAAAGATTATGGTAGCACATAGGGTTGTAAGTCCTATGCTATTAGGCATTAAGGATAGTTCAGGACTAGGTAATAATGCTGATGAATTAAAGACAGCTTCTATACTAATGGATAACACAGTTATAAGACCATTTCAGACACTTTTAATAGATGCCTTTGATAGTATACTAGCTTATAATAATATTAGCTTAAAACTATATTTTAAGACGTTACAACCGCTAGAGTTTACAGACTTAGAAAACGTAGTAGACGAAGAAACACGAGAAGAAGAAACAGGTGTAAAACTTAGTCACGATTTACCTGATGAATTAGGTAGCGATATTGCAGATGCGTTAATAGATTTAGGGCAAGACGAAGAAGAACTACTAAACGAGTTTGAGGTTATAGATGAACGAGAGGTAAACTATGAACACGAAGCAGAACTAGACGAAGTAGTAAGCGACTTAAACAAAAAAGAAGAAGAAGATAAAAGTTTATTGTCTAAGATTTGGGAGTTTGTAAGTACAGGAAGTGCAAAGCCTTATAGAGAAAGTGAACAAGATGGCACAAGCAAACAAACAAAAGAAGAGGGCAATGAATTTCTAGTACGCTATATGTACGCACCTGAAAGAACTAAAGCAACTTCTAGGCAATTTTGCTCTAAAATGGTAAGTGCTAAAAAAGTATATCGTAAAGAAGATATAGTAGCTATGGAGAATAAAGCTGTAAATGCAGGTTTTGGTAAAGGTGGTAGTGATACATACTCTATATGGCTTTACAAAGGCGGTGCGAGATGTAACCACAAATGGTTTAGAAAAACGTATGTACGCAAAGAGGGTGCAAAGAGTTTAGGCGATGCAATAAGTACAACAGAAGCAAGAAAAAGAGGGTTTAAACCTGAAGCTAATGCACAAAAAGTACCTGTTGCACCTAAAGATATGAAGTATAAAGGTTATACTGCTGAATATTGGAATAAAATAGGATTTAAAAATTAGTATGGCAACAGCATTATTTATAAGTACACAAGACCTTAAAAAAAATTCTATTATTGATGGCAACGTTGATATAGATAAGATGCTACAATTTGTAAAGGTAGCACAGCAAATAGATATACAAAATTTGTTAGGTACAGATTTATACAACAAAATTAGCGAAGATATAATTGCAGATAACTTAACAGGCGATTATTTAACGTTGGTTAATACTTATGTGCAACCTTGTTTAATATGGTTTAGTCAAATGAATTATATACCATTTGCAGCATATACGATTACAAACAAATCTGTACTTAAACATAGTTCAGAAACTGCTCAAAACGTAGATAAGAACGAAGTAGATTATTTAGTAGCTAAGGCACGAGAATACGCAAACTATTATAGCACTAGACTAGTAGACTATTTATGTTTTAACAATAATTTGTTTCCTGAATACAATAGTAACACAAACGAAGATATAAGCCCTGATACAGATACAACTTTTAATGGGTGGGTTTTATGAGGTATAAGGTAAAACAAACAAACCTAAACAAACTAAAAAACTATATAGAAACTAAAAGCGAAAAAGAAGCTAAAAGGTTTTATAGTGATATTATAAGCAGAAACAAAAAAGATGCTAAGTAAGATAGTAAAAGCTAAACATAGTAATAAAATAAACAGGCTTAAAGAAGCAAACCCTGTACACAAAGATAAGGTAGCTTTTAATCGTAGGCACTATTTAGGTGGTACAGGTAATTATACTTTGTATCAAGGCGGTGCGAGTACAGCTTTTCCTTATGCTTATGGCAGTATTCCTATTTCTTTTAATGCTTATGTAACAAGTGTTACAATGACTGCAAATAAATATAGCAGTTATGGTACACCTACAGGAACGAGTGCAACAGTAAGAATTTACAAGAACGACCACTTAACACAAATAGGTACTAGTACTTTAACTTATACACCAAGTGAAAATATGCGCTTAACTTTTGATTTTGCTGAAACTATTTCTGTAAATGCAGATGATAAAATATGGGTACGTTGGCAGTCTAATGGTATATGGCGTTATGTAGATAGCACAGTAATTTTAACAGAAAGATAATGAGTAAACCTAAATTAGCACTAATTCCAAGCGGATATAAAAGTGGTAAAGTATATTCTATTTTACCTAATGATGCAAGTGGAGATTTTGATTTTACAAGACAGTCAATAGGTACAAGAGTACGCAAAGATGGTTTAATAGAGGAAGCTAAAACTGTTGGCAGTATTACTAATGAACTTTTATATAGTGAAGAGTTTACAGGTTTATATTGGGGTACAATTAATACAACAATAACTTCAAATCAAGAACTTGCACCAAACGGAACAAATACTGCCGACAAATTACAAAGAACTTCAACAAGTGCTTCTTATAGACAGCACAGTATAAGCAAGTCATCAACTGCAAAAAAATACACTACTTCTGTATATTTAAAAAAAGGTAGCCACGATTATTTTGCTTTAAGAACACAAGGGAGTTATCCAAGCAGAGTAGATATTAGATTTAGATTTGATACTGAACAAATATATTATGCAACCGCAGTTTCTAATTTTACTTTATATGATTATGGAGTTGAAGTTTTAGCTAATGATTGGTATAGGTTACATTATACTTATGAAACTGATACTTATAATAATATTAATGTTTCGTTTAGTCCACGTCATTCAGATGGCAATATTGATAGTAGTGATAGTGGTTCTACTGCTCACGCTTTTGTTTGGGGTGCTATGGTTAGTGAGGGTGCTTTATCTGATTACATAAAAACAGAGGGCAGTCAAGAAACTAAAAGAGTAGAAACCTTTACAGATGTTCCAAGATTAGATTGGTTAAATAGCAACTGTCCTAGTTTACTTTTAGAGCCACAAAGAACAAACTATTGTTTAAATAATACTCAATTACACTTAAATAGTACGTTATCTTCAGGTGCTACAATAACTTTAACAGGAAACTATGCTACTGCTCCTAATGGCACTTTAACTGCTACAAGATTACAAGCTACAGGTAGTGGCTCAAATTATGCTTATCTATCAATGAATGGGACAAACCCAACAACAGATGGAAGTGGCGGGGGTTATTATCGTTCTTCAGTATATGTAAAGAGTAATACAGGTAATACTCAAAATATTATTTTGTTCGCGGCAGGTGCTCCATCACCTTACACTCGAGAAGTTACTACTGAATGGACTAGAATAGAAATACTAGGATATAGACCCGCTAATGCAAAATATACCTATATTGGCTATAGTAGTGGTGCTGATAGTGACTTAGACTTTTTAGCTTGGGGTGGTCAAACTGAATTGGTAAATAGTTACGCATCAAGTTTGATTTACACAGGAGCAAGTGCAGTAACAAGATTAAAAGATGAGTGTATAAATGGTGGGGATAGTGATTTATTTGATATTACAGAGGGTACTTTTTTTGTAGATGTAACGCCTTATATAAATACAAGTTCAAATCATTATATAAGTTTAAATGATGGTGGCAGTTCAGATAGATTTGTCTTTATTTTTCAGTCAAACGGTACGCAAGTTAGATTATTTGGTGTAAGTGCAACTGTTAATTTTTTATCACATTACCAAAACATAACGTTTAATCAAAGAAATAAGTTAGCGGTTACTTTTAAAGAAGATGAGTTTAAGTTTTATCTTAATGGAAGTTTAGTACATACAGATACAAGCGGAAGTATGCCAACAGGTCTAAACCAATTAGATTTTAGTGAGAATAATGGGAATAGAAATTTTGAGGGCAAAGTACACGATACAAGAGTTTACGACAGAGTATTAATAGAAGCAGAAGCAATAGAACTAACAACACTATGATAAAGGTAGGCAAATATATTTTTGATAACGAGGCACAA